GGCCTGGCCACCATCACGCCGGAGCCGTAAGCCATGCCAGTGCAGCCCAGCGTCCACAGCCTGGCTGAGTTCAAGGGGGCTGCACTGGCCCTAAAGGCCACCACCAGGGAAATCCGTAACGACATCAACCGCACCACCAGGGCGGAGGGTGCCAGCTGGTGGAAAGACGCCATCACCAGGAAAGCCACGAGCAAGATGGACAGGCTGGTGCTGGCCAAGGGTGCCAGGATGCAGCCAGGGAACCCAGCGCGGGCTATCGCGGCCAGCAGCAGGCGTCCGCTGGAGGACGGCCTGGTGCCGGACACCGACGCCAGGGCCTGGGAGTTTGGCACCACGGAGCCGCAACACCAGGACACCTATTCCAGGCGGACCAAGGGCGGCGGATCCACCAGGGTGACCAGGCATGTGAAACGCCAGCTGCCTGCTGCCACCAATCGCGGCCGCGTGGTCTATCCGGCCTGGGCCGAAGTTGGGCCGCGCCTGGTGTCCATGTGGGTGCAGGTCATAGTCCGGAAAATATACGAGTCCCTAGAGGGGAAATAAGGGCCAGCTGTGGCAATCAAAATTGAGTTTCTGTCTGACATAAAGGACCTGCTGCGCGGCACCAACAAGGTGGCCGACGAACTGGCGGACGTGGCCGACGACCTGGGCGACCTGGGCAAGGCTGGCGACAAGTCCGGCGACCAGCTGGCGGACGGCATGAAGCAGGCAGGCAAGGGCACCCAGGCGCTGCAGGACGACCTGAAAGACACCGGCAGGGCTGCTGAGTCATTCCAGGACAAGGCGGCGGCCGCGTTCAAGCACACCGCTGACCAGGCAAAAGACAGCGGAAAGCAGATCGGCAGCGCCACCAAGGAGGGCACCGACAAGGCAGGCGAGGGCCTGGGCGAGCTGAAAGAGTCTGCAGACTCCAACGCCAAGGAAGTGGCGGCCAGCTTTGATGGCTCTATGGATTCCATTGCAGAGGGATTCCAGGGCCTGGCTGCTGAGGCCCTGTCTGGGTTTGGCCCAGCTGGCGCTGCAGCTGGCCTGGCGGTGGCCGCTGGCGTGGGCATCGCAATGGCAGCCCTGCAGGGCGAAGCTGACAGGGTAAACGAGCTGGGCGAAGCTGTCAGCGAGCTGGCCACCGAAGTGCGCGACGCTGGGGGCCACCTGGAGGACGTGGACTTTTCCGCCAGGATGGCTGACTGGGGCCTGAGCATCCAGGACACCAAGGAATGGTTTGAGCTATTCCAGGACAAGGCCCTGACTGGCCTGGAGAAAATACAGCAGCAGGCCCAGGACGCTGGCGTGGGCTGGACGGAGGCTTTCAAGGGCACCAAGGGCACCCTGGAGGACTCGGAGAAAGCCCTGGACGCGGTGGACCAGAAACTGCAGGACGCCAGGGGCAGCGCAACCATGTACGTGGATGCAGTGTCTGGCATGCAGATGATGGACACCGGCAGCCAGAAGCAGATCAAGGCCCTGGAGGAACTGCGCAAGGGCTACCAGGACAACGTGGACACCCAGCGCCGCGCCGCTGACATGGCCCAGCTGCTGCAGGATGCAGGCATCAAGACTGAGGCCCAGCTGGACGCTGAAAAGGAGGCTGTGGAGCGTGTCAACGACGAGCTGACGGAGCATGCAGCCAAGCTGCAGGAGGCTGCAGGCAACGCCATCAGCGCGGACAAGGCTGCCCTGGACTACGCGGACACCCTGAAAGGGGCCAGCGAGGACATAGCGGTGAACGGGCGCAACATCGACCAGAACACCGCTGCAGGCAGGGCCAACCAGGAGACGCTGCTGGACCTGGCGGAATCATCCAACAGCCTGATAGAGGCCCAGATACGCCAGGGCGGATCCACAGCTGATGTCACCGCCAAAAGCCAGGCAGCCAGGGATTCGTTTATCAAGGCGGCGGAGGCTGCAGGGTACGGCACCGAGGAGGCCAGGAAACTGGCGGACAGGTACGGCCTGGTGCCCAAGAATGTGGACACGATGGTGAAAGCCCACAATGTGGAGGAAACCAAGAAAACCCTGGACGGCGTGGCGTCACCACGTGACGCGGTGGTGAACCTGAAACGCGGCACAGAGTCAGTTACTGACTGGATCCGTGGGCTGCAGAACCAGACCTACGAAGTGCCCATCATGCTGAGGCCGCGCCAGGGCGCACCGCTGCCCTGAGTTGTAGGAATCTCACAGGCCGGCGAGCTGCCCAGGTCAAACAAAAATCCCTAGAATCCGCGGGTTTGAAAATCAGCCCTTTGTGTGGATCCAACAAGAGAGACCCCCATGCCTACCATCACCGCTGAGCTGCTGCCTGAAATCGGCGGCATCCGGCTGACGATAGCCACCACCCTGTCCCTGGCCAGCCTGCAGCGCGCCGACATCAACGGCACCACCCAGGTGCGGGTACGCCAGGACGGCCTGCAGCTGCCTGGTGGCAGCACCAGCATCCTGCTGACGGACTACGAACCAGCCCACGGCGGCGTGATCTACACAGCGACGGACACAGCAGGGGCCAGCGGCCAGGTGTCGGTGCAGTTCGCCCTGGGCAGCCCCTGGCTATTCGTGCCGGTGCTGCCCAACTTTTCCAGCAGGCTGGAAACTGTCACCGCCTACGGGGCCAGGGTGGAATCCAGGTCCACCATCCTGGAGCCGCCAGGCAGGCCGGACCCTGTGGTGGTCATGCGGACGATGGGCACCAAGCGCGGACGGATCGGGCTGTGGGCTGGCACCTATGCCGCTGCCCAGCAGCTGCTGGACACCGTAACCAGGGGAGAGATCCTGATGCTGCGCCAGCCTGAGCACCTGGGCATGGATATGTATTTCACGGCGGTGGACGCGGACATAGAAACCCTGGCCATTGCAGGATCCGGCACCGTGTGGGGCGTCCAGGTGTCCTACTGCCAGGTGGCCAGGCCAGCGGATCCGCTGGGCGCTGCCCTGGGCTGGACGTTCGCCAGCGTCAGCGCCAGCGCTGACAGCTTCGCTGAGCTGCAGACCAAATACGCCACATTCGAGGACCTACGACTGGACAAGAGGAAATGACAGAGCTAACCGCGCCATACCAGGCCCAGGCCCTGGAGACTGTGCGCCAGTCCCACCGCCAGGAGGTCACCGCGACGCTGACACCAGCCACAGGGGAACCCCTGCAGCTGGTGGTCAACAGCGGCAGCGTGACCTTTTCAGAAGACTGGTCCCCCCACGCCCAGGTGGAGCTGTCCTGTGCCGGTGGCCAGTCCGTGGCGGACCTGCTGCGCATGGATCCGCGCCTATCCCCACTGCTGGAGGTCAAGGCCGGATACGTCTACCCGGGGCAGTCTGCTGACGTGCAGCTGCTGGCCACCACCCACCTGGTGGAGCGCCGCGTGGTGACGCCTGGGGACACCCTGGAGCTGGTGGCTGCCAGCGCCGAACACCTGGCCCAGGACGTCGTATGGATGGAGGCGGACCAGGTAAAGAGTTTCCAGGGCGTCCTGGAGGCCACCCAGTGGCTGCTGACCTATGCAGGAGCTGGGGAAGTGGACGCCACCCAGGTGTCACAGAACTACAGGCCGGACCTGGTGGCAGCTGTGGCCCTGAAACAAGGCTCCAGTGTCTGGTCCGTGGTGCTGCACATCGCCACCGCTGCAGGGCTGTGGCTGTACGTGGCAGCGGACGGCACCTGGCAGCTGGCACCCAAGGTCCACCTGGCCGGACAGACCACCGCCTGGCTGGCCCAGGGCGGCGGCGGATCCCTGGTCTACAAGGCGGACGACGTGCTGAGCCGGAACGGCTACTACACGGCGGCTATCGTCCGGTACGCCTGGGAGGACGCCAACGGCAGCCAGGAAATTGTGGGCACCTGGGCACCCACCCCGGCAGCTGGAGCGCTGCGCGGATCCGGCCAGAAAACCCTGGTGCTGGATCGCCAGGGCAGCATCAGCCAGTACTGGGCCGACGAAGCAGCGCGCCTGGTGGTGGAAAACGTGTCCACCAGGGGGGACAGCTACCTGCTGGAGGCGGTGGCCTGCTACTGGCTGCGCCCAGGGCACACCGTCCAGGTGGACCTGGCCAACGGATCCACAGCGCGGCACATCGTGAAGCAGGTGGTGTTTCACCTGGGCAACGGATCCATGACAGTGACGACGAGAGAACCCAGCAACCTGGGAGAGAGCAGCTAGACGATGGCAAACACAACAAACAGGGTCTACCCCTACCCGGTGCCAGGCAGTGATCCGGACGTGCCCTACTGGATCCAGCAGCTGGCGGAGAAACTGGACGTGGACGTGAAATCCGTGGTGGACGAAATGCGGACCACCAAGCCCTTTGGACACATGGGCCGGACAGCAGCTTTCCAGGGCCTGCTGGCAGCCACCAACCCCACCCCGGTGACGGTGGGCATGTCCGCTGCCCAGGAGCTGCGCGGCGGCATGACGTTTATTGATGCTGAGGACTGCCTGGTGGTCCCGCTGGCCGGTGTCTATGACGTGCGGATTAAGGGCTATTTCACGGGAGCCGCTGAGGGCAACTGTCAGCAGGGCATCAAGGTGAACGGCACCAAGGGCGGCGGGCTGCTGCAGGGGCCACAGGCCAGCACCAACAAAATGGACGGTAACGACATCTACCCGCACAGCGGCGGCCGCGTCCGGCTGGTGGCCG